AAAAGAAAATTAAGGAGGTCTTGATGGAAGACATACTTCAGCATAAAGTTAAAATAACAGCCGAAGCCATAATGGATTATGAAAATTCCCTTGGATGTATGAATGTAATACTTCCATCAGGAACCACCATAAAAACAGATATAAAAAAACAATGCGAAACATTTATTGAAACAAGTCAGAAATATCAAAACAAAAGATACTTCAAATTAAAATATTTAGATGAAATCTACAATAAAGAATTATATTTATTCTTTAGAAAAAAAGAAATCGTAGAAAAAAATAAGCAAATATGGAATTTAGTAGGAATATGTGAAACCAAATACTGGACTGAAGAACTAGAAGATTGTGGACAAATAAAGGTTTGGTTAGACACAAAAATTGAAGACCTACCAAATGAAGATTGGGTTGTTGACCTAAATAGAAAAACAATACTTGACCTATTAGAAGAAATACAATTTCAAGGAGGATATGATGCCTACATTAACACTCGTAAGAAACTTGCTAAAAAACTATCAAGAATACAAAGCACAAACAAAGATGTTGAAATCAAACCAAATAGAATTAAATCAACAATTAAAAGAACATATATCTCAACTAGAACAGCAATTGTTCTTGCTGGATATCTCAATAGAGTGCTTGAATACTGGCAAGAAACAAATAATACAAGCGATTTATGTGCAAGGACTTTCCCTTGAAAAGTATGCTAGAAAGAATTATTTATCAAAAAGCAATGCTTTTTATCGAAAAGAACAAGCTGTAAAAGATTTAGTTAGACTATATGATTCTCTAACAGGTCAAAAAATTTAGCACGATTTAGCACGAACCCTAAACGAATTAGTAACGATTTGGCACGACCAAGCCCATATAATAGAGGTAGAAAAAATAATTAGGAGAAAACATGCCACACTTACCCAAGAAACCTTGTCGCTATCCAAGTTGTCCAAATCTAACCCATAACCTATATTGTGAAGTACATAAAAAGAAAATGGATTCTGACTACAACAAATATCAAAGAGATACTTTTAGTAAAACATTTTATAATACTCCAAGGTGGAGAGCTGTAAGAAAACAAAAACTTACCTCTTCACCTTTTTGTGAAGAATGCTATAAGAATGGAACTATTATAAAAGCAACTATGGTTGACCATATAGTACCTATAAAACAAGGTGGTGCGCCATTAGATATGGATAACTTACAATCATTGTGTTGGTCTTGTCATAGTAGAAAATCAATAGAAGAAGGCAGTAGATTCGGTAAGAAAAATAACAATTAACCTGGACTTTCAATCATCTTTACGGTAGTGTTTTGATAGGAGAAATAAAAAGAAATGAAAACAAATGATAAACAATTAACAAAAGATGCAAAGAAATTGATAAAAGCCATGAACGAAGTTGGACTAACGGTAGTCAAACCATTAGAAGAAGTAAAAGAAATTTTGAAAAAATATAGACAAAGAGCTAACTAGTATATAACCCCAGGGGCGGTCAAATTTCTAGAGTTTTTGCCTTCCTGAGCGGGGCGGCACTCTCTCACAAATTTTCGCATAATCAAAAATCAAAAAAAATTAAATATTTAGTTTATTAAAACACAGCAAAAACCTTTTAATTGCTGTGTTTTTTTGTTGTTTTGATTTCTCAAAAATAATCAAAACAAAATCAAAATAAAATCAAAAAACAAGGAGAAAATGTATGCCAAGTGGAGGTTATAGACCAAATGCAGGACGACCAAAAAAATCAGCAACAGAGAAAATATTAAATGGAAATCCTGGTAAAAGACCTATTGAAGTTTTAGAGTTTGAAGATAGCAGTAATGTGTTAAAAAAACCAGCCAACTGGTTAAGTCCAAAAGCAAAAGCAATCTGGAAAGAAGTATATGATTGGTTGGAAAAAATCGGCTGCACAAAAGGAATTCTTCCTTACAACTTAGATGAATATGCTCATTGCAAATCTAGATGGTTAGAATGCGAAGATGCAATCACGACTCACGGTTTCTTATTAAAAGATGGTAATGGAAAAACAATAAACAATCCTTGTATTGCAATGGCACAAAACTATCTAAGACAAACAAATGATGTGTGGGCAAAAATATATGCAGTCGTTAGAGAAACAAAACTTACTGAATGGAATGACAATTCTCCAAATGATGATATCATGGAGAATTTGCTAAGGGGTCAATAAATGAAATACATTGCAAGTTGTAGCTTTGGTAAAGATTCAATAGCTCAAATTATAATCGCCCACCAACACAATGAGCCACTAGACATTGTTCTTTATTGTGAAGTAATGTTTGATTTACAAAATGGAATTAGTGGCGAAACCCCAGAACATAGAGATTTCATATATAATGTTGCAATACCTAAAATAGAAAAGGAATTCGGATATAAAGTCGTTGTAGTAAAAAGTGATAAAGACTTAGTGCAAGAGTTCATGTTCAAAATTAAAAGAGGCAAAAACAAAGGAAAACTTCGTGCTTTCCCTCTTGGTTGGAAATGTCATATAAATCGAGATTGCAAAGTAGCACCAATACACAATTACTGCAAAACACTTAATGATAAAGTTATAAGTTATATAGGAATAGCAATAGATGAACCTAAGAGACTAGAAAGTCTACATAACAAATCAGATAAAATATCACTTCTAGAAAAATATGGGTATACCGAAAAAATGGCTTATGACTTGTGTGAACAATACGGATTATTAAGTCCTATATATAAACACGGAACACGAAATGGTTGTTGGTTTTGTCCTAATCAAAGAAAGTCAGAATTGCTACATTTGTATGAAAAACACAAAGAGTTATTTCTGCGACTAGTAGACTTACACAAAATACCAAACAAAGCAAGTGAAAAATGGAATAGAACTTCCACAATACTAGAAGTATATGAAGAATTAAAAAAATTAAATGGAGAACAAAAATGATAAAGGTCATAGAACTATTTGCAGGAATCGGTTCACAAACCCAAGCATTAAAAAATATCGGAATTGAACATGAAGTAGTTGCAATATCTGATATAGACAAATATGCAGATAAGTCATACCGAATCTTACACAATCCAAATGTAAATAACCTTGGAGATATTAAAGAAATCAAAGCTCTCCCCCATGCCGACCTTTGGACTTACTCGTTCCCTTGCCAAGATATATCAGTAGCAGGACTACAAAAGGGATTTGAGCAAGGAAGTGGAACTAGATCGGGATTACTGTGGGAAGTTGAAAGATTGCTCTTAAAAGCAAAAGAAAACGAAACACTGCCCAAATATCTCTTACTAGAAAATGTAAAAAACTTAATAGGAACAAAATTCAAAGACAACTATGATAAATGGTTGTCTTTTTTATCAAGTCTTGGATACACAACATATACGCAGGTGCTTAATGCTAAATACTTTGGAGTGCCACAAAATAGAGAAAGAGTGTTCGCAGTATCAATATTAGGAGAACATAGACCTTATATATTCCCTAAAGGCGAAGAACTCAAAATAAGATTAAAAGATGTACTAGAAGAAAAAGCTGATGAGAAATACTATCTAAAGGCATCAACAATACTCAGTATACTAAACACGACCTTCAATCAAAGAAGGGATTTGATTCACGGAGACAATGAAATATGCTCCACTCTACTTGCTAGGGATTACAAAGAACCAAAACTTATTGCAGTAGGCACTCTCGAAGGTGGTGTATGGGATAAAAGATATAACATAACAAGACAAGTTTTCGACCCCAATGGTATAAGTCCAACAATTATGGCTGGTGGAGGTGGTGGAACAGAAACAAAGATAATTGCAATAAGAGGTCGTGAATGTGGACAAGTAATTGAAGAAAACAACAAAGGAACTTCAAATGCTCTAACCACAGTACAAAAAGACAACTTGGTTGTAGAACAAAATGCAATAAAGCGAAACTACGATGAATTCATTAAAGAAAATGGCTACATACCTGAATTATTCAACCCTTGGAATAAGAAAGAGCTGATTGAAACATCACCAACACAAACTTCAAATTGTGGCTCAAATTTCAGCACATCAACGGTCTTAAAAGCTGAGACACATTGTCTTAATTATTATGATGATAATGGCAAACAACGAAGTGTTCAAGATAGAATCTATGATTCTCGTGGTATAGGTGTTGCTGTCACACCATCTTTTCGTGGCAACATTTCTGAAATAACATTACCAGTAAAAAATGCCACAAAAAAAGGATATGAAGATGCAATCGTTGGAGACACTATCAACATGCAGTTCCCCAACTCAAAAACAAGACGTGGTAGAGTTGGCAAAGGCATTGCACAAACTCTTGATACACAATGCAACCAAGCAACAATTGAACTAGACCATTTCATAAGAATAAGAAAACTCACACCAAAAGAATGTTGGAGACTTATGGGTTGGACAGATGAACAAATAGACAAAGTCATAGACTCTGGCATGAGTAATACACAATTATACAAACAAGCAGGCAACGGAATTGTTGTACCAGTTCTTGAAGCAATATTTACAAATCTATTTGAGAATTAGAAAAACTATGATATACTAAACATATCCATAAAGAGTGTGCGAGGGACTGCCCCGTTGACCACACAGCAACCTGGCAAAGCTAAGGTGCTAAAGGCAGACCGATGGTAATTGTTATATATGCATATCAACCCATCGGTAGCGATGGGTTTTTCTTATGCTCAATTATGGAAATAAATAATCAATGGAGAATATATGAAAAAAATTATTACAAGCGAGTCCGTAAACATCGGACACCCAGACAAAACATGCGATACAATCGCAGATGCATTCTTGGATGAAGCATTAAGGCAAGATCCAAATTCAATGATGGCAGTAGAATGTGCAATCAAAGATGACAAAGTATTTATCTATGGAGAAGCAACAACTAAAGCAAATATTGACTACGATAGTATTGCAAAACAAGTATTAAAAGATATAGGATACACAAACGAGTTTACAATAATAAAACAAATCAGCGAACAAAGTCCTGATATCAATCAAGCAGTAGTAAAAGAAGAACTACGAGCAAATGACCAAGGCATGGTATATGGATTTGCAACAAATGAAACAAAAGAATATATGCCACTACCTA